AACAAAATTCACTTGACAAGAGATAGTGATTTGGGATAATTGAGACTCCAATTTTTAACTTGCAAGGAACAAAAAATGGGATATTATGGAATGGAAAAAGAGCCTAAAGGGGCTAAGTCATCAGATTTAACTGGTGAAAAGAAAATGGGGCCGAAGTCTTTTGACAAAATGGTCGGACCAAACAGCATGAAAGGCACAAAAGGCATGTCTGGAGAAAAGATGCCCAAGGGTGCTGATTCTGCTGATGCCATTGGTGAAATCAAAAGACCTCTAAATGGTGGCGTTGCAATGGGCAAGGCTGATAGCATTGGCTCTAGAGACATGAGCCACATGGGCAAAGTGGATGGTAAAACTGGTGAATTTAACACTGGCTCAAGAGAGTCTGAGTGCTATGTTCATGAGAGAACACCACATATCCAAGATACTATGTAAAAAGCGAAATACCCCAAAGATTCGTGGTCTAAGGGGTATCTCTAATCAACCCAAATAATAAGGATTTGAATTGACTGCTCAACATTGTAAGACTTGTAGGTATTTTTCCCAAGAGGGGTTTAGGGAAATGGGTGTTTGTAAAAGATACCCTACTTTCCAAAACAGAAATAGCACAGATTGGTGTGGTGAACACAATCCAATTTTGGCAACCACAATCACATTACCTAAAGTTGATTTAGAGTTGGGTGTTGTTATGAACCCAGCAATAGACCAAGCAGAAAAGAAAAAGCCTGGCAGACCAAAATTAAGTGGGAGGCAAATCTCATGAAACCCATAAAAGACAAGATTATTGTTAGACCTATTCCTAGAATACAGTCCACTTTATATGTTCAGACTGCTGAGGCAGACACAGTAGGGCATATAGTGGCAGTTGGAGATGAGGCAGAGGCTGAAGGTCTAAAAGTAGGGGATAAGATATATTTTGGCACTTTGGCAAAAGACTACAAGGACGAATACCTGAAATATCACAATTTTAAGGACGGGGATGAGAAATTCCTTGTGCTATCATGGCAAGACGTATGTTTTGTAGAAGAACCTGATGAATCACCAGAAAGTGTATGAGGCTTTAATAAATAAAGCTAAAAATAGAGAAAAATTAAATCAATATCAAGAGCTTCACCATATTTTGCCAAAAAGTATGGGTGGTTCTGATAATTTAGATAATTTGGTATTTTTGACGGCTAGAGAGCATTTTATTGCTCATGCTTTGTTAGCGCATATTTATGATAATAATCAAATGTGGAGTGCATTTATTATTATGAAAGGCAGGGAAGAATACTTTAATTCAAGGTTATATGAAATTGCTAGAAGGAATAAATCAAAAGCAATGATAGGTAATAAATATGCAAAAGGCATAAAATTACCAGATCATGTAAAAGATGCTGTACGGGAATCTAATAAAAAACGTATTAGAACTCAAAAAATGATTGAAAAATGTACTTTTGCTGGTAAAAATCATACCCAAGAACATAAAGATTACATGAGGGAAAAAATGAAAGGTCGTGAAGTTTCAGAAGAAACACGACAAAAAATGAGAGAATCGCAAAAAAAGAGATTTGAATTAAATTCAATAAGTGATGAAACAAGACAAAAAATGAGTAAATCTAAAAGAAAGGAAGAATATGCCATTAATTAAGTCAAAACTTGAGAAGAATGTTGGAAAGAACATAGAAAAAGAAATTAAGGCTGGTAAACCACAGAAACAAGCGGTTGCGATTGCCCTGAATGTTAAACGTGAAGCAGAAAAGAAAGCCAAAAAGAAATGAAAGCTAGTCTAGCAGTCCATTTATTAATAGCACTTGGCTTTGATGAGCATCTGTTCATGAAATGGCAAGCAGGCAAAAACCCAAGCTATACCAAAAAAGGTACAGGCAGAAAGCATAGACAAGGAAAACAAAATGATATTTGAACATGAAATCCAAGATGTAAACTTAATAATTACTAGCCTTGAACACAAAATCAGGGATATGCAAATATTAGTTCAGAAATTAATGCACAAAGCTAATGAGCAAATGCCTGCTCAAGCTCAATTAACTCCAGTAGCTGAGACACCAGCAGAGCCTGCTCCTGAGACTCCCACAAATAACTAAAAGTTATATTAAAATCAAATATATACTAAAATTTACAATATGGGTGCTCCACTAGGTAATATTAACTCAGCTAAAGGCAGACTTTTCCAAGAAAAGCTGAGGATGATTCTTTGCCAAGAGCCACATAGAACTAGGCAGATTGCTGAGGTTCTTATTAGCAAGGCTGAGGAAGGAGAACCTTGGGCTATTAAAGAGCTGATGGATAGGATAGATGGTAAGGCAGTTCAGGCAAACACTCTTGAAGATGCAAATGGGCAAGTTATCATGCCTCATCTTCAGGTTACATTTGTAAAGCCAGATGGAGCAGAGTGAACTTAACCAAGCTATTAAAAAGGCTGAGTTTCCAGTCAAACTTCAGTGCCTGTTCCAGCCATCAAGATATAAATGCATCTTTGGAGGTAGGGGGTCAGCAAAATCATGGTCTGTTGCTAGAGCACTGCTCATCTTGGGTGCAAAGCAAGTCCACAGGATTTTGTGTGCAAGAGAATTTCAGAACTCCATATCTCAATCAGTTCATAAGCTATTAAGTGACCAGATTGTTGAATTAGGGTTAATTGGGTTTTATGAAATTACCCAAAACTCCATAAGGGGTGCAAATGGAACTGAGTTTGCTTTTGTGGGACTGAAAAATAATCCACACAATATTAAAAGCTACGAGGGTTGCACAATTGTTTGGGTAGAGGAAGCTCAGGCAGTTTCAGCAAGGAGCTGGGATATTCTTATTCCTACTATCAGGGCAAAGGACTCAGAAATCTGGATAACCATGAACCCAGAGCTAGAGTCTGATGCCACATATCAAAGATTTATTCTGCATAAGCCTGATAACTGCATAACTCAAAAGGTCAACTGGTCAGATAATCCCTGGTTTCCAGAAGTCCTAGACCATGAAAGAAGGACACTTCAGTCAAGAGACCCAGAGGCTTACAACACAGTTTGGGAAGGATTGTGTAGGCAGACTGTGGATGGAGCTGTATTTGCTAGAGAAATGCAAATGGCAGAGCTGGAGGAAAGAATCACTAAAGTCAGGTATGACCCTACAAAGCCAGTTCATGCTGTGTTTGATCTTGGCTGGGCAGACTCCACAAGTATCTGGTTTGTCCAGTTCATAGCTCAGGAAATTAGATTTATTAGATACATTGAGGATAGTCAGCAGACTATGAGTCATTATCTGGCACTGATGCAGACCTTTGGCTATGTCTATGACACACTCTGGTTGCCACATGATGCACAGAACAAGACCTTGGCCGCCCAAGGCAGAACCATAGAAGAAATTGTCAGAAATGCTGGTTTCAAGACCAAAATAATCCCAAGAACTAGCATTGTGGACTCTATTAATGCCTCCAGAACTATGTTCAGGAACTGTTATTTTGATAGAGATAATTGCTATGATGGCTTGCAATGTCTGAGGCATTACAAGTATGAAGTTGACCCAGAGACAAAGGCTTTTAGTAAAAACCCACTTCATGACCAATACAGTCATGGAGCTGATGCTTTCCGCATGGTTGCTTTAGGTGTTCAAGAGACTAGACCAAAAAGACCAAAGCAAGTAAACTATGCACCACCACAATCATGGATGGCTTTATAACATGGCACTTGACCCACTAGAAACAGATTATGACCCCATCATAGATGAGGCAAAACAATTCTTGAAGTTTGCTAATGATGCAGACACCATGAACAGACAGGAGGCTTTGGAAGACCTGAAGTTTGCAAGTGGGGGCGATCAATGGCCGGTTGACCTACAGAATTCAAGAAACTTAGAGTCCAGACCAGTCTTAACTATTAATAAGTTAGATGGCTATTGTAGGCAAGTCACTAACCAGCAAAGACAACAAAGACCCAGAATTAGGGTTCATGCCACAAATACTGTGGAAGATGCTGCGGATGCCAAAGTAATTCAAGGCATGGTCAGGCACATAGAAGTCAACTCCAATGCAGATAATGCCTATGACAATGCTTATAACTATGCAGTCAGAATGGGATGGGGATATTTAAGGGTTGACCACAGATATGTAAGGGAAGATTCTTTTGACCAAGAGCTATTTATTGACCCTATTGATAACCCATTTACAGTCTATTTAGACCCAAATTCAATTGCAGTGGATGGCTCAGACCAGGAAAGATGCCTGATTACATCCATGATGCCAAAGTCTGTGTTCAAGGAAATGTACCCAGATGCACAAGACACTTCATTCACATCCAGAGGAACTGGAGATACCCAAAGTGAGTGGATTACTAGGGAAGATATTAGAGTTGCTGAATATTTTTACACAGTTAAAGAAAAAGCCAAACTATATTTATTAAGTGATGGCTCTGCCAAATTTGCTGATTCCAAGGACTTTTTTGAAAGAATCAAGAGAGCTGGGTTAGAAATTGTGGATGAAAGACCTAGTGTAAAGAAAACAATCAAGTGGAAAAAGCTCACAGCAATTGAGGTGTTGGAGGAGAAGGACTGGCCGGGGTACTACATCCCTATTGTCCCAGTCTATGGTAGGCATGTAGTGATTGGGGACAAGAGAAAGAAATTTGGCATGGTCAGACACGCTAAGGATGCCCAAAGGATGTACAACTTCTGGGTCACATCCATGACTGAGTCTGTTGCATTAGCTCCAAAGGCAAAATGGGTGATGGCTGAGGGGCAAGATGAGGGTCATGAGTTGGATTGGGCAAGTGCCAACATCAAATCAATGGCTACTTTGAGATATAAGCAGACAGATATTGATGGCAACCCAGCTCCTCCTCCACAGAGGATGCAACCAGAGCCTCCTCCTACTGGGATATTGACCGCTGCCCAAGAGATCAACCAAGACATGGCAACCATAATTGGTATCTATGACCCATCACAGCAATTGCAAGGCAATATGTCTGGCAAAGCTTTGAATGGTCAACAAATGCAAGTGGATTTGACCAATTTTGACCTCTATGACAATTTAACCAAGTCAATTGCCCATGTTGGCAAGATACTTTTAGACCTAATTCCCAAAATTTATGATACTGAAAGAGTTATGAGAATTATTGGAGATGATGGAAAGCCAGACCTTTTAACCATAAATGAGCAAAGTGCTGTGGGCAGAGTGCTTAATGATGTAACTGTAGGGCAGTATGATGTGGTGATGGAGACCGGCCCAGGATACAACAGCAAGAGACAAGAGGCAGTAGATGCCATGATGCCTTTACTAGCCAAGCCTGAGCTATTTAATGTGGCTGGAGATTTGGTGTTTAGGAATATGGACTTCCCAGGGGCTGAAACTATTGCTGATAGGTTGGCCGCCATGAACCCACTAAGCCAGATTGATGAACACTCTGACATTCCTCCTCAAGCCCAGCTTATGATTAAACAAGGACAGGCTCAAGTCCAACAACTCACACAGCAATTGCAAGCTATGCAACTGGCTATGCAACAAAGACAGGATATTGAGCAAGTCAAGCAAACTGAGGAAACTAAGAGAGAGCTAATGAGGCAGACAGCTAAGGCTCACAATACAGAATCTGTGCTTCAGGCTAGGGTTCATGATGCCAATACCAAAGCTATAACTAGCCAAAACAGGGTAGAAATTGAGGCAATTGCTGATATGTTATTGCATCACATGGATACTGCCAGACTGGAGAGAGAAATCCAGATGAGAAATCAGGAGCAGTACCAAGCAATTGCACAGGCTGACCAGTCCATTATGCCTAATCAGCAACAATAATTGACAGCCTTATGATTTTGGGTTATATTGCCCACAAACCTTACTGGCTAGGTTAACCAGGCAAAATACTTGAGGAAACTCATGAGTGATAGACAAGCAAGTAATGTAATTACTTCAGAAAATTCAGGTGATTTTTATGCTAACAAACTTGGTTTAGCTGATTCCCCTAGTCCTGACCCTGCAGAGACTCCCTCCAAAGAGGTAGAGCAACCTGAGCTGACAGAGACAAAAGAGGAGCAGAGTTTACCAGAGGCACAAGAGGAAACCAAACCAGCAGAGGAAAGTGCTAGAAAGCCCAAACTTGAAAAAAGGTTTGATAAAGTCATCAAAGAAAGGGAACTTGCCAGAGCTGAGGCTCAAAAGGAAAGGGAACAGAGAGAGACTTTAGAAAACAGGATTAGGGAACTTGAACAGGCATCTAAGCCCAAAGTGGCAGAAAATCCTGATAGAGAACCCCAACCTAGTGACTTTACTGATGCATTTGAGTATGCAAAAGCATTAGCAAAGTTTTCAACTGAAAAGGCATTAAAAGATAGAGATGTAGCTGAAAAGCAAAAGCAAACTCAAGCAGAGAGAGAAAAGATGATGACATCTTGGAACTCTAAGCTAGAGCAAGCTAAGCAAGAGTTACTAGACTATGAGGATATGATTGCATCATCAGATGTGGTTGTATCAGATCAGGTTAGGGATGCAATTTTGGAGAGTGAGGCCGGACCTAAAATCCTCTATCACCTTGCAGAAAACCCAGAGGTAGCTGAAAAAATCAGTGGCATGTCTTTGATTAGTGCCTTGAGAGAGATTGGGAAATTGGAGGCTAGATTTGAAAAGCCTGCTGAAGCACAAAAGCCTGCTGTGAGAAAGAGCAATGCACCAGCACCTATTAATCCTATTAGAGGGGGTTCTAATGTTGAAGTGCCAATAGATTCAAATGGGAATTTTAATGGTACACCTCAGCAGTGGAAAGAACTCAGGAAAGCAGGAAAGATTAGGTAAACAATTTTTTAATCTTAAAAGGAAATCAAAATGGCAAATAATTTGCTAACAATATCCAAGATCACCAATGAAGCGTTGATGGTCCTGGAAAACGAGTTGACATTTTCGTCAGAAGTGGATCGTAACTATGATGATCAGTTCGCTGTGGTCGGGGGCAAGATTGGCAACACAGTCAATGTCCGTAGACCTGGAAGGTTCATTGGTACAACCGGGCCGGCTTTGAACGTAGAAGACTTCAACGAAACTTCAGTTCCAGTCACTCTTTCAACGCAGTTCCATGTGGATACACAGTTCACCACAGCTGACCTTGCACTATCTCTTGATATGTTTAGTGACCGCGTTTTAAAACCTGCGGTCGCTGCCGTAGCAAATAAGATAGACAGGGATGGTCTGACAATGGCGGCTCTCCAAACAGCCAACATAGTTGGAACTGCTGGTACACCTCCAACAGGACTCATCACTTACCTAACTGCTGGTGCTTACTTGGATGCTGAAGGCGCACCAAGGGATGGTCGCAGAGCCTGTATTGTTGAACCCTTTACATCAGCAACTATTGTTGATTCACTGAAAGGTTTGTTCATGCCGCAGGAAGCGATTGCAGAGCAGTACAGGAAGGGGCTGATGGGCAGGGACAGCGCGGGCACGAATTGGAAATTGGATCAAAACGTCGTAAGCCAAACCTTTGGTAGCTACAGTGGTAACACATTGTCTGCTGACACTACAGCTCAAGTTGGTTACCTTTCAACTGGTTGGTCACAATACTCCACAATTCAGATCAAGGCATCCACTTCAAGCACATTAAATGCTGGTGATGTGATCCAAATTGCTGGTGTCTATGCAACTAACCCACAAAACAGACAGGCTTATGGTTCTGGTAAGTTGCGTAACTTTGTAGTTCAGTCCACAACAACAGTTGGAACTTCAGCTACAAACATCACAGTTGCTCCAGCAGTTATCATTGGTGGTCAGTTCCAAAACTCAATCATCATTGGTTCTACTTCTACTACAGCAGTGGTTACACCTTTCAACAACACTGGAACACTATCTCCACAAAACATGCTTTTCCATAGAAATGCATTTACCTTGGCGGTAGCGGATCTAGAGTTGCCAGAGGGAGTCCACTTTGCAGGCAGAGCATCTGATAAGGAAGTTGGACTTTCCATGCGGGTTGTTCGCCAATACACAATTAATAACGATAGTATTCCTACTCGTTTAGATGTGTTGTATGGTTGGGCACCGCTCTACCAAG